GCTGCGTCTTGACGAGCAATGATCGTGCCGCTGAAGAAGTAGGCAGAGTTGTCGGGAAGGATGATTTGGTTGGTGGTAGATGCGGCGGTGTTATTTGTGGTTAGGGCTTCAGGCGTGGCGTCTGTGGTATCAGAGCGGAGGACGAAGGTTCCTGTTTGGGCATCGCCTGTACCTGAAAAACGACCACTAGCATATGCCTTTTTACCTATAGTGCTTTCCGTATGAGACTCATACCCAAGAGCTAAGCCGTAAGCGGCCTCTGCCGTCGAAGCATAGCCAATAGCTACTGAAAAGGCACCACTAGCATATACACTTGTGCCTAGAGCTACAGCACTTTCGGCAGTTGCATAAGATGCACGGCCTATGCACACAGTTCTTGACGAGGTCGATCTCGTATTAGCTCCAATAGCCACTGAGTTAGCCCCAGTAGCACCACCAAAGCTACCACTGTTGTTGGCTATAGCTGCTGCGAAGCTGTCGGCTCCTGAGGCGTAGGAGTTGCCCAATGAGATTGATCCAGAACCAGCAGAGGTCGCTCCTGCACCCAAAGCAAGGGCCTTCGTGTTTGTGGCCACTGCTGCCCGCCCGATTGCGACAGCCGAAAAAGTTGTTGCTTTTGCAAACTCCCCTATGGCCACAGTGTCATTTGCCAAAGCCCCGTTTGCCACGTTTGTCCCCGTCTGAACAGCAAATGCCCTTTGCGCAAACTCTCCAGTGTGTGCAGGACCAAGAGCAATGGCGTTGATGCCAAGTGCTTTTGCGCTGTTCCCAATAGCCACAGCATTTGTGCCAGTAGCAGAAGGCGCAGTGGGACTGCTAGGGTTCTCAGCATACAGCTCAAGCGAAGGAATATCCTCAGCCGCAGCCGAGACATACACCACCGCAGAGCCGCTTAGGTTCAACGCAGCATCGGCATTGGAACTCTCAAGCACCGTGCGGGACAGCGTAGTGCCAGACGCCGTGTAGGTGCCTGTGCCGATCTCCCAGTCCGTGCCGTCCTCAATGACGTAGCGCACCACATTAGCGTCAGCCACGCCAGCGTCAGCAAAGGTCTGGTAGCCACTCTCAGCCGAGCCGAGGGTGATCGTGCCAGTGCCAGTAGTTGCTGTTGCTACCTTGGCTCTGTTTACGAGAGTGACCATGCTTCACCTATCCTGTTGTCGAGACTGTAAATCAGATTACGCAGGGTCAGGGATACCAATATCGACGGTCGAGAGTGTGAACGTGTTTCCAGAGGTCACCGACTGCGAGGCAGACAGCGAGCCGGTCGCCAGCAGGCGCGAGTTGACCGTATCAACAATAGCGTAATGGGTTGCAGTGCCAGTGCCAGTGACCGAGCCATCGGTGATAGCAGCCACGGTAACCTTGCGACCACCGCCAGTGCGGTCAGCCGGAGCGCCAATCGACAGCGAGGTGCTATTGCCAAGGGCATATGTAGCATTAGCTTCGGTGTATGTCGTTGCTTCAGCAGATGTAATCAAGATTTTGTTAGCTTCAGTGTCGAGAACGGTCAAACCGTTGTCAAGCACCCGATCATTAAGAGTAGCCATTATTTAGGTTCCTGTGGGTTTGTGTTAGGTTGAGTTTGACCCACATTGGGATCATAATTAAGTTCAGCAATATCCATAAGGTCTTGGATAACCTCTGGGTGACTGCTAACATCAATGTTTGCCCCATTAAGATTGCGGAGGAATGCTGCAATCTCACGGAGATCGTGCGGGGCGACATCTCCAGCTTCAATATGGGGCATAAGGCTATAGTCTAGGCCATTTAGCTCCCACAGTCGTTCAACCATTTGTTTATTAAGCACATCAACAATGGCTTGGATGTAACTCTCAAGGGCGCGTAGGAAGAGGTCAGTCTTCGACTTAGAAAGTGCGTAGGAACCTGATCCTGACCCAAGGAGAAGAAACTCAGAGAGTACCGACCGAGCAATGTCATGCTGGTAACGCTTGACGATAGGGTCAATGTCGATATTGCGCTTACCGTTAGACGCCATCAACTCCATATCAACGAGGCGTACATTGGTAGGCTCCCCATCTTTACCGGGATAGGTGTCGGACGGGAGAATAATGTAACCCTGTTCGTTGAACTTAACGTCACGGAGGATTTGTTGTAGGTTGTTGACAAAACCAGCTTGTGCGGATGTGGCGTCAGGTCCAAGGTATTCAGCGGGAATGCGGGCGACAGGAATACCAGCCAACTCGCGCTCAACCGCTATGGCCTCAATGGCCTGAAGGTTATTCAAATACTCGTAGGAAGTATAGGCATTACGGAGAATAGAACGACCGGAAGGGTCACCATTAATGCTGGTAGTCCGGTAGTAGAGGCTCTTGTTGGTGGGGATAGTGGCTTTGTTGTTGTATCCACCAGAGGTCTGTTGGATGCCCAAAACATCGCCAGTTTTTTGGTCAACCTCAAACTTGCTGAGGGTCCAAGGCGCACGAGCAGCCAGCTTACGGATACCAATGCGACCATCACTATATTTAGAACGCTTCTTGTCACTGCGCTCCGTAGGGCCAACTCGACGCTTATAAACAACCTCGAACCACGAAAACCCGTAAGACAGGAACGACAGAGCCTCAGAGATGTGGTCATCAAGAGTGTGATCCATATCATCTAGGATACTCTTGACAAACTCAGCCTCACGTTTAGCTGCATCGCTATTGTTAGCGGGCTTGACGTTAAGGTCTACATCACGCAGGATTTGCTCAACTGCATACATGACAGCGCCAATAGTGCTATCGTTATCTCGCATCTCACGGAATTTACGAATGGCTTTCTTACCACGGAGTTCAGGGAGAAACTCATCAGCCCGGATTTGTCCGTTGTAAGTGTTATCCCCGGCTACACCAAGAACTGTCTTGGCCTCCGACTCCGATAGCTTCCTAGCCATTTTATTATCCAGTTTGTTGTTAGCGAGATAGCCCCTTGGCGCTACTATATGCTAGGGTAAGCTGGGGCTTACTATACCCATTGAGTGAGAGGTCGGTTAAAGCCCATACGCAAGCATCCAAACGGTCTGGGGAGCCTATCGACCCTAGTGGCTCCCAAGTTCTCATCTGGGTCTCAAGTTCATTTAGGTTAGCCCCGTCAGGGGGATTAGATATATGTTTTACTAGACCACGTTCATATAAGGCTGAGATTGGTTCTGCACGGGCGTACTTGCCTCGTGATGCTCTGACCAGCTTAACTGGGACCGTCTCATCCTCCCCGTGGAGAGTAGTTTTGACCATATCACCGCCCTGATTAGATTCAGCAACGATACGATCAGCTTGATGTTTGTGGTAGAGTTCGATGGCCTTAGATGCCCACGCTTGGGGACTTAGCCTATCTGTGTAGTCCCCTAAGACGTAGGCTACACCGTTTACATCAATCCCAGCTACAACAATCCCTGTCATGTCACTTTCTTTATTTGACGTAACAGCGGGGTCAAGGGAGACGACAATACGGTTTAGGTGGGGGACATCCTCATATTTAATCTCTGCCTTCTCTAGCATCTCTGTGTTCCAGAGAGCGCCCTCAGCTTCTTCTAGGACTTCTGCGTAGAGTTCCTGACGACCAAGGCGGGTTCCTTCATATTGGGCTTTGACTGCCTCAAGGTAGGTTCCTGCAAGGTTAGCAGCATTATCAAAAGTAGAACCGCCAGTGACGTAGGTCTTATCATCCTTCATCAACTTGCGGACTAGCTTGGTTGGCTTGGGGGTAGTGGTAACAACTACTCTTGGGTGCTTACCTAGACGCATACAGAACTGTAGCATGTCCCAAGTGTCAATGTCTTTGTTCCACGCGGCAAGCTCATCACACCAAGCAATCTCGAACTGAGGGCCACGGAGACGTTCAGGCTCTTCCGCCGAGAAGAATTGGACTACCGCACCATTTTCCCATGTCAGAGAACGCTTGGTTGGTGACCACTCAGGGAAACCCATCTTCTTGCCAGCGTAGGTCTTGTCACCCTTCCAGCATACCGACAGGAAACCTGATTCCCCCTTTACCATAACCCGCTCAATGTCTGAGTTAGTTGCAGCTACGGCAGCTATACGCTTCTTACCCTTCTTAACTTGCTCTCTTATCCACTCAACACCTGTGCGGGTTTTACCGAAACCTCGACCAGCATTGATGAACCAAGTATTCCAATTACCTTCAGGCTCTGTTTGAGCGTCTCTAGCCCAGAACGACCAACTATGTTTTAGTTCTTCTAACTGGCCTTGGCTGAGACTTCCTAGTGCCTTTTTAACTTGGTCTTTAGGAAGATTACGAAGTTTCTCCGCTGTGATCTGTCGGGTCATCATTCATGCCTAAAAGGTTAATCAGGGAATCAATCGCACTCTCGTCAAGGTCAGGATCAACATCCTGTTCAGCTTCAACGACAGTATTGGTAGGAGACCACCCACCCTTACTACGGAGGAAAA